TCAATTTGAAGATCTAAAATATCTAATTCATCTTCAGCAACCTCAACAGCATTAAACTCATTGTATATGCTGTTACGCATAGGGTGATATAAAGATAATATTTTTTGTAAATTTTGTTTTTCTTTAGGTACATGCAACGTTCCATTTTTAAAAGTAATATGACCCATTGTGGCTTGACCTTTTTGCTCGTCCACAAATGGAGATGCTTGGTTTGTTGCATACCTTAGCTCTCTTTGAGAACCTAATTCCTTATCAAAATATAGAAGTGAATGCTTCACAGTATGTCTTGATGGTATAGTAAATGTTAAAGGAGATTTATTACCTGTTAAATAATAATTTCTGTCTTTAATTTCCCAACTTGGTTTAGTTGGTTTTTGTGTTTTTTGAACTGGTGCAGTTTTAACTGCTACCTCTTGAGTTGCAACCTCAATTGTTTCTTCTGCTTTTGTAGCTTTTTTAGCCATGATATAATAAAATTAAATAGTTGAAAATTGTGACAATAGCCATAGTATATAAATAGTAATAGGCTAATGTCATATAAAAAACCCCCGCCCGAAGGCAGGGATTATTATTGTTGTAATATTATGCTCCAGTAAACAATACGAAATTGTTAGCTGCTTGAACACATAAACATCTTTCTGACAAGAAGTTTACTTCCATTGCATCTAAATCAGATGTGAAAGCTCCTCCAGCAGAACCAGTTAACCAAGACTTCATTCTACGATCGTCAGCTTGTGAAGCTCTGTATCGTACGTGTAAGAATGGTCGACGGATGTTAGTTCCTAAGATTTGATCGTAAACAGTAGAAGTTCCAGCTGGTACCAATACTCCTTCGATAGCTGCAGCTAGTATCAATTCCACCACGAGTTGAAGCATCGTTTAAGTATTTCCAGTCAGTTTTATAGAAATCGTAAGATCCTCTACGGAAACCGCTAAATCCTAAATTTAAAGCCATTTCTTCTGAGTTTTCAAATAATCCATAAGCAGTACCACCGGCAGTACCTAAAGAAAGCTGAGCTAACATATCATCAAAGTCAAGAGCTGTTTGGCGGTTTAAGAAAAGCATGTTTTCTTCAATAGCGCCTTGAGTATCTAAGTTTTTCAATATATCGTCAAAAGACTCAAGTCCATTAGCAGCAGTAAACCCTGCGTTTACATTTCCTCTGTCTTTGATAGCAGCGAATAAACCTTGAGTACCTTTAACTCCAGCGGTAGCAGCTCCAGATCCTGCAGCAGCAAGCTCACCTTCAACTACAGACATTTCTAAGTAATCCTCAAAACGTAAACGAGTTTCAACGTATTTATTTCTGATGATGATAGGAGAGTTAGCGTACTGCGTGAAAGATGGAGTAATTGTTTTGTAACCAGTAGTATCAGTAAGTCCAGTTGAATTAGTGATAGCTTTTCCTTTTCCATATTCAGAACCATATACAAAGATTTTTAATCCTGTAAGAGAAAGACCTGTTAAATCAGCTTGAGTATAAGGAGCTACTGTAATACTAGCTACAGCACCAGTTTGGCTAGACTCAGTTACTAAAGCTTTAAGCTCAAAAGAGTTACTAGCATCTAAGATTACAATTGTTTGATCTTTAGAAATTACGTTTTCAGTGAAAGTGTCTCCAGCTCCACCTACTGCAAATTCTAAAATGTTTGTTGCTACACCGCCCGCGTTTACGTCTACGTCGTTATACGCTACGTGTAGTCTATTTTGCTCAGACCAGATTACTTGGTCAGAAGTCATTGGCATTTCAGCTCCAACCATACGTAAGAATCCAGATAAAGTTCTGTTTCCGTAACGCTCTACTTCTTGTTCGTAGATTTCAGGTAAATACTGTTGTGCAAAAGTGTCAGAGTCGCCAGGGTTAGCTCCTCCATTAAATGATAAATAGTTATCACTCAATAATTGTTGTTTTTGACTCGGTTTAATTGTACCGAATTTCTTGTTTTTATTTTTAATTTTGTAGAATCAGCACCTGAAATAGACTTAACTTTAAATCCGTTAACAAACACATCACCTTGTGTGGACCTAGCTTTGGTGTCACTTAGGTTTTTTGATTTGTTCATAACGTCTTTTACAGCATCGGCTTTTCCTTGCTCATAAAAATGAGCGGCGATTTTATCTACGTTTTCAGCGGCATACATAGCTTTGTGATAACCTTTCGTGTCACTAACATTACCATCAGAGTCTAGGAACTTCCCGACAAGGTTGTTAATATTTGATTGGTTTTCTGCAACTCTATCTCTATTTTGAATATTGTACTTATAGCTTTTATCACCGACTTTGATATCGAAACCTTCGAAATCATCGCTAAAAAGTTTTTTAGTACTTTCTTTAAATCTAGAATGTTGTTGCTCAGCTACTTCCTGCTGCTTGTTATATCGGTTGAAAAAGTCCATTGCTTTTTGCTGATCCTGAGTAACGCCCGGTCTCAACTTGATCTCGTCGTAATATTTACTCTTAGTCTCTTCTAAAAAGCCTTTGGCTTTTGCAACTTCTTCTTTAAACGCAAGTTTTTTCTTACGTATATCTTTTTCCTCGTCTAGATCTTCATCATAATCAAAGTCTTCTAATAATAACTCAAGGTCTGAACTATCTAAATAAGGTTTATTTTTTTTGTAATATTCTTTTAACAATGTTTTGTCATCTACATTAGAATAGTCCGCGTTTAAACGAGCATAGTCTTCTATAGTTCCACCTGTTTCCTCCATAAATGAAACTAATTTTTCGATGTTTTCTGGTAATTGTCTACCTAGTACTTTTTCATCTCTAATAGCTTCTTTAACTTCAGCTTCAGCTTTTTTAACCTCTTCAGCTGTAACTTCTTTTAATGGATTAAACTCTTCTACTTTTTCTTCGGTGGTCCGTACTTCTTCAACCACTGCTTTGCTGTCGCCACTGTCTTTGGACTCTTGGACAACAACATTGCTATCATTTGTCTCTTGTGTTTGAACGGCATTGTTTTCTTGTTTTACTTCTTCTTTAGGTATTACCACTTTGGTAACTTCCTCTTCAACTTTTTTCACTGGTTCTTTTAATTCAACCTTAGTGATTTCGTTTTTCTTACCTAAATTTTTAGGTTTTTTTGGCTTAGCCTTCATTTTGAAGTCGCCTTCTTGTTTTACTTCTGACATAATATAATATAATTAAAAAATTGTTTACTTTCTACATGAAAGCTTGCATACCCATATCGGGTTGGTTTTCAAAGTCTACTGGTAAGCTATCGTTTTGTCTTTGGCTTATCATTTCACTTTGTTGTGTAGCTTCCATTTTGCTACGCTTGTCTTTTCTATCTTCTATAGCTGATTCTTTCTGCTGCATAGCTTGAACTTCTAATTGCTTTAATTGCATATCATATTCAAACTTTTGCTGCATTTTAATTTTTTCTAAATCAGCTGCTATTTGCATTTTGTTTATTTCCATTTGAGCTTTAGCTTGCTCATATTGAACTTTAGAACCTGATATAGCTTCTTGCTTTTGAACCTCAGCCATCGCTGTTTTTTCAGCTGTACTAGCTTGAGCATCAGCTTGAGCTTGTATATTAGCTTGTTGATTAGCTTGATCTTGAGCAGCTTTTTGTTTGCGCTTAACCTTAAGCATTTGATTAGCTAGCTTTAGATTTTTAATTTGTCTTAAATCTATAGCATCTTCTAAATCAATACCACCCTGACCTAATGCAACTTGAATGTTTTGTTCTAACTTAGCTTGCTCTTCATCATCTGGCTCTAATTCTAAGAATATACCAAAGTCATATAAGTTTAAATCAACAACCTGCTGTAATGTTTCAACATTGAAAGTTGATATAGAATTTTTAAGCGACTCAGCTGTTAATGGAAAATATAAAGCATCTGCTATTTTAAGAGACACGTTTTCTGCTAGCTTTAACGTAAGATATAAACTAGCTTGTTTAATATGCCTAGTCGCAACGTTAGACGCGTTAGCGGCCATCTTTTGAAGACCTACTAACGAGTTTTTGTCTTGTGAGCTTCCATCTCTAGCTTCATTTAATCCGGTCACATCTCGTATCATTTGTAAATAGTATTGATACGTTTGTATAAGAGCTTGTATTTTACCTAAACCGCTTGAGCTGTTAAGTTCTTGAATAGGTACTTTACCTGGATTCATATCACCGTCTTGCGTCATTGATCTACCTACAATAGAACCAGTTTGGAAATACATATTTAATGCCTCTGCAGGATTATAATTAGTTCCATTACCAAGATCAACCTCAGCTAAACCGTCCATATCTAAATAGACACCGTCTGGTACCATCCTAGACATTACCTGTTGCAATTTAAGATGCGTTAGTTGAATCATATCTGCAAATCCAATACATTTGCTTACAACAGACTCTATGCGTCCCTTATACATTCTAGGAGCACATATCGTGTAATTCATTTCAACTTTAGTTGTGTCTGCCATTGGTCTAGACATGTTCTCTGCTAAGCTCCAGTCTAATATAGT